GTTGATCGAGAGCTCACAGCGTTGATTGACCGAAAGATCATAAGTGTCGTTGGGATTGGCGGAAGGGGGTCGAGGGTCATCGCTTTTAACAAAGATCACTCAGAATGGATCGACCGTCCTCTAATTAGCGGACTGTCAGCTAATCCGAGTACAGAACCGTCCTCTACGGTGAGTACAGAACCGTCCTCTACGTCGAGGACTAAGAAAGAAAGTATTAAAGAAAAAAAGAAAAATACTCGGCAACCAAAACAGTATGCCGAGGACAGCACCTATTTTAAAATGGCAGTTTACTTTCACGACAAGGTAAAGGCTGTCGCAGAGGATGAAGGACTGAGTCACCTGATTATTAAGTCCGAGTTGCAGAAATGGGCAGATGAATTTCGGAAGCTTGTTGAAATTAACAAAGTGGACGACAAGCGCCTCATCGCGGATGTTATCGACTGGGTAACTACCGATTCGTTCTGGAAGACGAACGTCCTATCTGCCAAGAAGCTACGGGACAAGTTTGGTGAACTGGCATTGAAGATGAAGGCTGCGCAAAAGCCGCCTGAAAGAAAGCAAGCGAAGCCTGATCCGCGCGATAGAGAGATTGCATTGCAGCGCTGGATAGCGGAGGGGAAAAATCCAGATGAGTTTAACTGGGCTGATTGAAATAAGTGATTTGCAAGCTGAGCAATCCGTCCTGGGGGCAGTCTTCCTGGATCAGCAGGCACTAGATTCGATAGGATTCTTGGAAGCCCGGGACTTTGCAAATGTCCGTCACCAAAAAATATACGAGGTCATGCGCTATCTACATCGGGATAACAAGCCGGTTGATATCGTCACGGTGACCACGGAGTATCTGAACTACGGCAGGATTGACGATGCTGGCGGAGCCGCATACCTTACTGAGCTGGCTCGATCTTGCCCAACTGCAGCAAACGTTGCCTACTACGCTGAGATCGTCCGGTCGAAGGCGCTCCGTAGACGCGGTACCGAAGCTGGCATGAAAATATCCAGCCTATATAGCGAGGACTTCACCTCTGATGAAGAGTACTTTGCTGCCATCGAGACAATTGTGAGCGAACTGAGGCCGCAGGCCACCAGCAAGATGCTTGGATTTGTGGAAAGTGAAGAGGACTACTTTACGCACTTGAAAACACCCGCAGAGTTTGTACTTACCGGGTTCAAGCAGTTTGACGAGTGGGCGAAAGGTCTCTGGCGAGGATGGCTGTATGTTTTGGCTGGTCGGCCAAGCGCCGGGAAGACAGCTAAGCTTCTCCAGATGCTTTACGGGATAGCGAGGCAGCATCGAAATGGGAAAGCACATCTCGATGCTGGAGCCGTCCTGCTTTGGTCGCAAGAAATGGGACGCGAGCAGATTTTCGACAGGTGGATGTCGATGACCACAGGTGTTAACTACAACCGGATCAAAAGCAAGGACTTGGACATTGAGGACCTGGGGAAGATCCATCAGCGGTACGGAACAATGAAAAAGTATCCACTCTTTGTACAGGATAGTGCCGGGGTGACGATTGACGAAATTCGATCAACTGCCCGACAGTTCAAGCGCAAATACGGGAAGATCGGAGCGATCGCAGTTGATTACCTACAGATCATGAGTATTCCGCAGAAGCGCGGGGAGTCCAGGGCGGAGGCAATTGGTCGAGTAACAGCAGCAGCAAAGCAACTGGCACGTGAATTAAATTGCCCGTTCATCCTTCTGTCACAGATGACGCGGGATAGCGAGAATGCGGCTAAGCCTCAGCTTTCCCACCTCAAGGAGTCCGGGAGTATCGAGCAAGATGCTGACGTGGTTGAATTCCTTTGGCACGATCCTGATGACACAGATAATGGCGGCAAGGTCATCCAGTCATTCATTGCTAAGGGCAGGGACATCGGAGTGAATGAGTTCCGACTGCTTTTTAAAGGGTGGGTTCAGCGCTTCGATGATTTACCACCGAAAGAGCGTGATTTCGGAAATGCGAAAAATCGAAAACGATGAGCAGTTGAAAAATTCATTGGACTGGCTGCTGGAGAAAGCAAAGCAAATGGAGCATCCGCTTATGACAGAGGAAGCAAAGGCTGAACTGATGGTGAAGTACGATTTCGTTTCATCAAGGGTGGAGGAATATCGGCGGGAGCAAACTCTTCAGAGGTTTCCCTACCTGAATCGGATAGATGGAGTTGAGTCGCCAGAACCCGTGCCGGAGGACGTGAAGCCAGATCAAGAACCGGCTATAGCTCCACAACAAGCCAAACCGGTTAACCTGTCTGCCTGGCTGGATGATTAAGGGGAAAGGGTGTTATTCGAATGAGAGAAAAAGCAAAGCATAGAGGCCCAGCGCCTGTTGTTATTCCCTCCAAGATTGCCAAGTGGATCGCGGCGTGCGGTACAAATGCACATGTGAACAATTACAAGGTGAGCGGTGGGCGGCCAACCTGGAACGGGAGGAAGTAACTGTGACGATTCCTTATCTCAATCGAGATCAGCAAGAGCAGATGCTACTTCTGACTCTCAACATGGTCACGCTGGAGGAGTTGGCAAAGCAAGAGAAATTCAAATTTGCAGCTGGTGATCTTCGCCGGGCCCGTTCCTTCGCGCAGCGTGCATACGATGCGATCAAAACACAGCTGGATCCACATGATCTGGATAAGGTCAACAAAATTGCGGTGGAATCCAAGTTGCTCATCCGTGCAAGGACGCACCCGGCGGAAAGTCAAGGGATTATCGATGTCCCACTGTTGCACGATCTCACCATGTACGCGATCGGCAGCAATTGCCGGGGATGCACAAAGCACGATTGGAAAAAGTGCCACCTCAGATCGATTCTCATGGACACGTACTGCCCACCAGCTCAGGAAACCAAAACAGATTGCCAATATAGGCAGTGAGGGTCATTCGTATCGTTTCCCGTGTCCACCAAAAAGCTCTCGGACGTGGTTGTAGACTCGAACGTGCATATCGGGAAAGACAATAGCCACCTCGCCTTCTTCAAGCGGCAGCGTATCCGAGGGCTGCTCGATCACAAAGGGTATTTCCATTGAGGTCAGAGCTTCTTTCAGGTAACTGATTTCAGACCAAGGGACCGAGTAATAAAATGATTTTTCCATACGATCACTCCTTTGCCCAATCATACCGCAGGGGAGTGGGACAAAAAAGTAGCAAGGGAGGGACAGGTATGAATTTGAGCAAGGGAGATAAACGCAGGCTTACAGCTCCGTTGGGCCTACGCACATCTTTCTCCGTGGGAACGGTTCCGGCTGGCGAAGTAATTGAGATACAACAGGTAGATGAACGAAATCGGCAAGTTTTGATCGAAGATGTTTGGGTGCATGGCCCGATGGTAGAACGCATCTCTTCGCCAGTCGATGAAGTATTATCACAAGCTCAATTTTGATAAATAGACCGGGAAGGAGCAAGGGGCATGCAAGAAATCATCGTCGATAATTTCGCCGGCGGCGGCGGAGCGAGCACCGGAATCGAGCTGGCAACAGGCCGCAGTGTAGACATCGCCATCAATCATGATCCGGCTGCGATCGCCATGCACCGCGCCAATCACCCGGAGACGGAACATTACTGCGAATCGGTCTGGGACGTGGATCCGCGCGAGGTGACGCAGGGGAGACCGGTGGGGCTTTGCTGGCTGAGTCCTGACTGCAAGCATTTCAGCAAGGCCAAGGGCGGGAAGCCGAAGGAAAAGAGTATTCGGGGACTGGCATGGGTAGGTATTCGGTGGGCGGCCACGGTAAAGCCGAGAGTCATCATGTTGGAGAATGTTGAGGAATTCAAAACGTGGGGGCCATTACTACAAGATGGCATGCCTGACCCAGATAGAAAGGGCAGGACGTTCCAATCCTTCGTCAATGCACTTCGCCGGCAAGGATACCAGGTCGACTGGCGCGAACTCCGTGCCTGCGATTACGGGGCTCCGACGATCCGCAAGCGATTCTTCATGGTTTCCCGGCGTGACGGACTCCCGATCGTGTGGCCAGATCCGACGCATGGAGATCCAGAGAGCCTGCAGGTCAAAGCCGGCCGGTTAAAACCTTGGAGAACGGCTGGAGAAATCATTGACTGGTCCGTACCAGTGCAATCGATATTCGACCGAAGAAAACCACTGTCCGAGAACACCATGCGACGCATCGGACGCGGGATGTGGAAGTTTATCA